GATAGATTTGTTAGTAGGTTCGATGGGGGTAAATTAGTACAATTCGATTACGATGCTTATCACCCACGTATTATTGGTAAGATGGTAGGTGAACCAATTCCGATGGATGTGAGTGGACACCAAACCTTAGCAGATATGTATGGGGTTTCTTATGGTGAATCAAAAGGAATAACGTTTAGACAATTATATGGGGGAGTGCAAGAGGAATATCTACATATTCCTTTGTTCTCAAAAGTTTCACACAAAATAGATAAGATGTGGATGGAATTTAATCGTAGAGGTTATATAGAAACACCATTAGGTAGAAAACTATCAAAAGAGAACCTAAACGATATGAACGCTAACAAACTATTTAATTATATGTTACAGGCAACTGAAACAGAGTTAAATATGAAGATTTTAAGTAAAGTAATGGAGTTTTTAGAAGATAAACGCTCAAAAATGGTTTTATATACTTATGATTCATATTTATTAGATATGCATTCTGATGAATTTGATAGTTTACAGAATTTAAAGATACTTATAGAGGGGAACGGATTCCCTACAAAGATAGAACTCGGAGATAGTTATTCTAAAATGAATTCTATCGATATAGAAACAACGGATATAATATGAAAGAATTTCTTAACGAACTAGCTAGGTTATGGTGGGTTGAGGTTGGAACAAACCTTACAGACCCGTTATCAGAAGATTCCATAGCAGGTTTACGAAAAATATTAAAAGAAGAATACGATTTCGATTCAGAAGTAATCGAATACATCGTAGAATCTGCAGTTAAAACTCCTTCTAATTTTCATTTAGGTGGAAATAGAGAATCAGGAATGCAGGTTGGAACAAATGATACAGCAGTATCGGCACATTTACATAGTGATGAAGATGATGATTTAGATGGTGCTATTGATTACGATGAACCCTTAGAAGAGGAAGAAACTGATGAAAAAGAAGATTCAGAAGATGAAGAACGACCTGATGGTGGCAATGATAAAGAAAAAGCTACAACAGACATTGAACAAAACGCTCTCACTACTTACGAAAAAGAAAAGTTAAAAGAGATTGATGATAAGTTACTAAAAACTAAACTTACCAATCCAACTACAGGAAACAAAAACCAAGTTAGTACATTATTAGGTAAAAAGAAATCAGACCCTGCTGCATATAAGGTAGGTAAAAACTTTTTAGGTGATAAGGGTGTATCGGATGATGAGATTGAAAAACAATCGGATACATCTATGGATACGCCAAAACCACAATCAGCTGATGAATCATACGAATCGGCAAAACAGAAAGTAAAAGAACTATATGGTGATGATGGCAAACTACTCCAAAACTCAGAAACTTCAGATGCAGCATTAAATAATGGGTATCAAGAAGGAGCTGATTGGATAGCACCAGGAAATGCTGGTTCAAACTTTAATGAGAATATGTCTAATGAGGCATCTCTAATCATTGAAAAATATCCTGATATCAATGAATCTGAATTAGCATCTATTATCTTTGAAAAGAGTAGAAATACTAAATTAGGTAAACAACAAAAATCTACAACGGTTGAATCCCCATCTCAAAAAGATAGAGGTGAAATACCATCAGATATACCAACATCTGAAAGAGATTTATACAGAGCATCTATTATAGCAGCCCGTTCAGGTGTAACAAAATCAAAAAGAGCAACTGATGGTACTAAATTAGCACAAGAAAAAGTTGGGTTTGGTAAAGAAACGAAAACATCATCATTTGGTGGTACTACTAAAGATTTAGAAAATCTAAAAAACAAAATCGATTCAGCTGAAAAGATATATGTTACAGATGCTGGAAAAGTAATAGAAGTACCTAAAGATGTAATGCAAGAATGGGTAGCTGGTTCAGGTGGTGGTGAAAACGCATCCGATACGGCAGTTATTACTGAAGATGAAAATGGAAACCTTATCTATGATGGTTGGAGTGATAAAAAAGGATTTAATGATATTCAAGGTAATTCTACGTTGAATGATGATTACACAAAACAAACCAAAAACATCAATTCATTAGAAAAAAGTGGTAGGGTTAGTAAAGAAGATGCAGCAAAAGCAAAATCCATCGTAGATACTTCTCAAAAACGAAGTGCCGAAATTGAAAAGAACTATAATAAGGCATCTTTTCAAGAAGGTAAGTTTTTAGGAACTTATAAGGGTGAAGATAAGGCCAGATTGGTTGATGAACTTAAAAAGCAAGAAGGTGGTTATAAATCAGCTGGTACAAAAAATCACATCGCTGATGCTATGAAAAAATATGGCGTTGAATCTCACGAAGAACTATTAGATAAACTTACGGAAGAAGTGGGAAGTGGTAAATCATCAGCAAATAGATTGAAAGTTATTTCTAGGTTAGCGGTGGCTGAAAAGAAGTTCCAAAAGGATAATGGTAATGAAGTTCCTGATGGGTTAGATACTAATAAGATAATATCTAAAGCTAGAGAAGAAGCATTATCACTTCAAATAGAAACTTTTGATAAACTAAATGAGATAACGGGAAAAACATCAACTGGTAAAGAGAAGCCATTGGGTGATATTGTAGGTTTCCAAGAAACAATAGATTTCTTACACTTAGATAAAATTAAAGAAGCCGATGAGGGTGATTTTAAACAAGTTTTAAAAAGAAATACTCAGTTAGTAATGGCAGGTAAGGATGTTCCACCGGAATCAATAAAAAAATGTTTAGGTGTAGATAATCTAAAAGATGCAGAAGATAACTTTAGTGTTGTTACTGATGAAAAAATAATTAAGAATAGAGAAAAAACAGTTACTACTGGTAAAGTTGTTTACATATATGCAGTTGACCAGAAAGATGGTAGTAGAAAGTTTATTGGTGAAAAAAGATATCGTTCAAAATCAGGTATAACGGGTAAAACTTCAAATACAATACAATGGTCGCCTGATATGCAGAAATGTTTTGATAAATAACGGAGAGAATGAGTGAGAACGCAATTATTATGTACGTTTACAACAGAATCTTCGTTTGAAGATTTATTAACTAAAATATTCGATGGGCATGAATTATTCAGTAGAAAGATATTCGTACTGAAATTAGAACCATCTAATGAATTAGTGATTAGTTATAATATTATACCAAATAGGGAAAATAAATTCTTACCTAATAGCATAATGGTACACCGAAAAAAAGAATCCAATACAATTTACACAATTAACGCTTTAAACCGATTAATTAAAGAATTGAATGGTGGTACGGAAGATAAATCGTATCAAGTAGAATGGGCAAACTATCGCAACTCAATCATCCTTACAGATGGTGATGGTTACAAAACAATGAAAACAAAATTGTTCAGAATAGTTGATGTTAATTAAAAAAGTTTAATATTTATAGTATATGAAAGAATGTACCTGTAACCAATGTTTATGTGAATCAAAAGAAGAGTGTAGCTCATCTTGTGGTTCAAACAATCAATGTACTTGTTGTAAATAAACAACAAAACATTTGGTAGTGTGGAATTTATTTCGTATATTAGTAGTATATTTAATGGTTATCTATGATTAGCGTAAAGTTCGCTCTTAGTAAAGTAGATACTCGGTGGTTTTAAATCCACTATAAAAAATTAAGACCAAGTCAACGTGTGGGTTTAAATTAACGTTGAAAAATAAAAAGTAAATATAATTAGGAAGTTACAAATAAATTTCGTATATTTACATAAGTAATAATTAATAATAACTAAAAAAAGTAAAATTATGGCAATTGACTTAAATGCAATCCGAAACCGTCTGGACAGTTTACAGACGAAAACTACAAAAACTGATAATCTATGGAAGCCAAAACCTGGTAAGCAACAAGTAAGAATAGTACCTTACGTTCACAATCCATCAAATCCTTTTATCGAATTATTTTTCCACTACAACTTTGGTGGTAAGAATATTCTCTCACCTCAAACACATGGTGAAGCAGACCCATTAATGGAGTTCGCTGACCAATTGAAATCAACTGGTGATAGAAATGATTGGAATCTTTCAAAGCAATTAACACCTAAGATGAGAACTTACGTTCCTGTATTGGTTCGTGGTGAAGAATCTGAAGGAGTTAAATTTTGGGGATTTGGTAAAACTGTGTATCAAGAACTACTTGCTTTCTTCGCAGACCCAGATTATGGTGATTTAACAGACCCAACAAATGGTAGAGATATCACTGTTGAGTTTAAAACCGCAAAAGAGTTAGGTAAGAACTATCCTGAAACTTATATCAGAGTTAAACCAAACCAAACTCCAATTACAGAAGATAAAAACGTTTTAGAAACTGTAAAAGACCAAATTGAATTACCAGGTATGTTTAAGAAATATACTTATGATGATATGAAAGGTTTATTGGAAACTTGGATGGAAACTGGTCAAGTAGGGGATGATTCTAAAGAAGAAGAATCTACACCAACTAATAACTCTACTCAATCAGCACCAGCAGCTGTGAGTAACTCAACCA